CGGTGGTGGTTTTGGTGGGGCTGTTGCTGCTGGTACTACTATAGGTGCAGGCTCTGGTGCAGTTAGATCGGCTGTTGCAGGCAAAGATATTGTTGAAGGTGCTACTAGAGGTGCCGTAACAGGCGGTGTAACAGCTGGGGTAACTAGTGGAATAAGCGAAGGCTATGGTGCCATTAAAAATGAGTTAGGTATTGGTAACACTTATAGCCCAAATGCAGCACAAGATGCAGAATTCTTAGCAGCACAGGCAGAAAGTGCTAGATCAGCAGGAGCAGGCGAAGAACAGATTGCACAAATATTAAAGCAAGAGGGAGTACAATCTTTTGCTGCCGATGATGTAGCAGCAATGACAGCCCGTGGTGTAGGTGAGGGGGCAATAGCACAAAATTTAGCTGCCTCCTATTCTGCAAATGAAATGTACACACCTCCTCCTACTCCAGATACTGGATTAGAAAAAGCTGGTAAGAGACTTGTAAGTGGTGAAATTTCTAAAAGTATTTTAGGGGAGCTACTACCTTCGGGTATTGATACCTCAACAGGGCAACTAACATATAGATCACGTTCACGCTATTCTCCCGGAGAAGAGTCCCCTGTTGAAGATATAACTGGCACAAATGTTGTAGGTCTAACTCAAGTATTGCCTGCTAAGTATGATCTTAAAAAGTTTGTAAACGAATCCGGTCAAAGTACATTAATCTCTTTTAAAGACAATGAGCCTTTGTCTCCAATCCCCTCCGGATACAAAGAGGCAGAAACAATTGGTGCAGCAGAGGGTGGACTTATTAGCAGCACTATGGTAAAATACAGCAAAAAACCACTGCTTGCTCCTCGCAAGAAAGTGACTACACCTAAGAAGACTGCCAGTAAGGGGCTGGCATCTAAGAAATAAAATTTACCCCTTAACAATGGCTACCTAATACCCCACCATGTGTGGCAACTGTTAGCCCCAACCAACGAGGAAAAGATGGAACTCCAAAAAGTAGAAGTACAAACCAAAACAATGACGGGCTTTGCAACACGTAATGCTAACAAGGAACGCATTGAAAAAGAAGAAGAAGAACTAAAACAGCTATCTGAGGACAACAAACCACAGGAAGCTAAAGCACAAGATGCTGAGGATTTTGAAGGGGAAGAACCTTCTAATCCAGAAGAAAAAAGTTTTAAGAAGCGATACGGAGATTTGCGTAGGCATACTCAGAAGAAAGAACTTGAGTTGCAAAAGCAGATTGATGAACTTAGAGGTCAGCTAGAGAAGTCGGCTACTAAACAGTTGCGTATGCCTAAATCTTCAGAGGAGATTGCTGAATGGTCTAAGGAATTCCCCGATGTGGCTAAGATTGTTGAGACCATTGCAATGCAAAAGGCTCAAGAACAATCTAAGGCACTAGAGGAAAGGGTTAAGAAGCTTGATGAATTGCAGGCAGATACCTTAAGACAGCGTGCTGAAACAGAATTAGTGCGTCTTCACCCTGACTTTGACGCTATTCGTGAGCAATCTGAGTTTCATGACTGGGTCGAGGCACAGCCTAAGTGGATTCAAAATGCCCTATATGACAATGAAACAGATGCTATTTCAGCTGCTCGTGCCATTGATTTGTATAAGGCAGACATGGGAATAAACACCAAAAAGGCTAAGAAGTCTGACGATAAGGACGCTGCTAGATCTGTAGGTAACAGTAGAAAAGCAGGCTTTGATTCTGCCAGTGAACAGGGCACCATCCGTGAGTCTGATGTAGAACGGATGTCTTCCAAAGAGTATGAGAAGAATCAAGAAGCTATTATAGCTGCAATACAGTCTGGAAAGTTTGTTTATGATCGTACTGGATCTGCAAGATAATAGTTGACATTTTAAGTTTTTGCTTTATAACTGTAGTACAAAGGTACAGGTAGGTTAGTCCTGCCTTACCTTAATTCCATATCTAATATTGCCGCTTCAGCTAAGCCAACCAATACATTTGGATATAAATATAAGTAGCACTGTAACGCATTAGAGTACTTCAAAGGACTACCCTAACATCGTTAGCCCTTATATCTTAGATAATCTAGAAGTCTAAGCTATGAGCACCTAGCATCATAGGCTCCAAGAATACCTGTAAGCGTATTTATTAATATGCCTTTCATTTATTAGGAGAATTAAAAATGGCATTTCCCTCAGCTTCTGGTTACGGCAATTTACCTAATGGTAATTTTAGCCCAGTAATCTATTCCAAGCAAGTACAACTTGCATTCCGTAAATCTTCTGTAGTAGAAGATATTTCTAACAACGACTATTTTGGCGAGATCGCTAACATGGGCGATAGCGTTAAGATCATCAAAGAACCAGAAGTTTCAGTTCAGGCTTATTCTCGTGGCACACAGATCACGGCACAAGACCTCGATGACGAAGACTTCACTCTCGTTGTTGACCAAGCTAACTACTTCGCATTCAAGATTGACGATATCGAAGCAGCACATAGCCACGTTAACTTCATGAGCATGGCTTCTGATCGTGCAGCTTATCGCTTGCGTGACCAGTATGACCAAGACGTATTAGGTTACTTGTCTGGTTTTAGCCAATCAGCTAAGCACAGTTCACCTGACACAGTACGTACAACTTTCCCCGGCACAAAAGCTGTAAGTACTGCTGGTAGCGATGAGTTGCTGGCTACAATGAAGTTAAGCCGTCCAAGCTTTGGTAACTTGACATCTGCTGGTTCTACAGGTGACTCGATTCCTTTGTCCCCACGTTTTCCCGGTCAGACTGCAGTATCAACAACTCTTGTATCTCCATTAACTGTGATTGCTCGTATGGGTCGCTTATTGGATCAACAACAAGTTGACACAAATGGTCGTTGGTTGATCGTTGACCCAGTCTTTATTGAGATGTTAAAAGATGAAGACAGCCGACTATTAAACGGTGACTTTGGTGGATCTGGTTTGCAGAATGGTTTGATCTTGAATAACCTACATGGCTTCCGTGTCTACTCTTCAAGCAACTTGCCTAAGGTTGGTACAGGTCCCGGCACAACTGGTGCATCTGCACAGTCATCTAACTATGGTGTTATCGTAGCTGGTCATGATGCTGCTGTAGCTTCTGCTCAGCAAATCACCAAGACCGAGAGCTATCGTGACCCAGACAGCTTTGCTGACATTGTCCGTGGTATGCACTTGTATGGTCGTAAGATCTTGCGTCCAGAAGCTATTGTAGTTGCCCGCTACAACGCAGCTTAATTAATTTAAGGAGAAATAAAAATGGCAACAATTACAACCCTCGCAACGGGCGGAGCATCAGCAGGTCGTACTGCCGCTCCTGTACCGTATTTAGTAGAAAAATACATTGACTTTGCTGCTGCAGCTACTGCTAAAGGTTCTGCCTTGGCAGCTGCTGACGTTATCGAGTGCATCACTGTACCAACTAACACACTTATTTTAAATGCTGGTATGGAAGTAACCACAGTTTTAACTGGTGAGTCAAGCGACAATGCATTTGATTTAGGCACAGGTCTTGACGTTGATAACTTTGTTGACGGCTTCGATGCTGATGCTGCTGCTGCTGGAGCATATGCACAAAATGCTGCTGCATTCCAGCCTGTTGGAATCGGTGCAACTGCCGACACAATTGACTTGTTAATTCAAGCTGCTACTACCGCTCCTACTGCTGGCGTAGTCCGTGTTTGGGCTGTGCTTATGAATGTAGATGGTCGTATCGTAGCTGACGAAGTAGATCGTGATCAGTTGGCTTAAGTAGTGCAATATAAGGCGGGGGTCACAAGCCCCTGCCTTTCTTTATTTATACATCTCAATAAGGTGATATAGTGGCTTACGATTTCTTGGGTTTAGTTAATGACATTAACAGAAAACTAAATGAAGTAGAGCTAACAAGTTCTAATTTTAGCTCTGCAAAAGGTTTCTATTCACATGCTAAAGATGCAGTTAATGCTGCTATTCAAGATATTAATCAGTTAGAGTTTCAATGGCATTGGAATCATACAACTCAAACAACAACACTAACTGCAGGCACGAGTAGGTATAGCTATCCTGCTAATGCGAAAGTAATTGATTTCGATTCTTTTCGTATTAGGAAGAATACTACGTTTAATAATGAGACAGTCAAATTAAAGATTCTGTCTTACGAAGAGTACTTAGAGAAGTTTGTAGATCAAGAATATAATGCAGATACAAGTTTACGGGACATCCCGTCTTTTATTGTACAGGCACCAAACAGACAGTTTGTATTAGTACAGACACCTAAGGAAGCATACGAACTAACGTATGAATATTACACAGTGACTACAGATTTATCTGCGTATACAGATGTTCCTTTGATACCTGAAATGTATAGGCATGTTATTGTTGAAGGTGCTACTTACTATGCATATATGTTTAGGGGTAATACCCAAGACGCAGCAGTGGCAAAAGCAAAGTTTGAACAGAATCTAAAGCATA